TCGATTCGATGGGTAGCGACAAAAGAGTCGTCGACGCCGCAAGAGTCTCGTTCCTGAAAGATGATTATTTATCATCAACGCTAAACGATCAAGATCAAAAGTTGATCAAATATCTAGCTTGCCATCATCATACTTCGCCTTTCGAGCATACTTCAGCGACTTTCTTGATCGAGACTCCGATCTTTGTCGCTCGTCAAATTATGCGTCATCGGACTTTTTCTTATAACGAAGTAAGTCGAAGGTATACGAGCGATTCAATCTCCATCTGGCTACCAAGTAAGCTTCGAGGACAAGCGAAGATCAATCGACAATGTAGTGAAGGCGAAATCGACCAAGAAGAGCAAAGCAAGGTGATAATAGAAAAAGCGATGACTTATGCCTTGTCTAGTTATTATACACTAATCGAATCCGGAGTATCGAGGGAACTCGCTCGAACTGTATTGCCACAAGGCACGATGACGACTTTCTATATGACCGGAAACTTGATGAACTGGATAAAGTTCTTAAAGCTGCGGGATCATGAAGGAGCGCAACCGGAAACGATCGAAGTCGCCAAATCGATCAAGAAAAGCTTGCTCGAATTATTTCCGATTTCGATGAACGCTTATTTTAAAAAGTCTTCTGCTGTAAACTCATCTTCGATGACGAGTTGACTAGCGATTTCAGCAAGCTTTTGAGCGAACATGATTTGATTCGCTTTCTTTGCAAGCTCCTCCGCAAGTTCGGCACTTGGCCTTGATTGATTATTGATGATTCTTGATAAATAAGTTAGTTCGGTTCCTGATAACTCGGAAAGCTTACTCATCTTGATCATTGACTTTAGTCGTTTTCGTTTTTCTTCAGTCATTACTTAAAGTTCTCCAAGCTGAATCAATGCAGTCGATCAGCTCATCTTTGTTGTAATCATTGATGCTCATGAGATGATGATAGCTTGAGTCGCTTTTTGAAAACTCATAAACAGCATCATATGAGAAGTCGATTCGAAATGGAGCAACATCAAACTTATTCATCAAACGATCAAGATGCTTTGCGAGTTTTACACTGTTGTATGATTGAATTGTTTTTGCACTTAGTCTTTTCATTTTCGCTTTTCCTTTTTTGCGATGTATTGAACATGAATAATAATTAACAGAGTAAAAAAACATAGTCAAGTTTTTTTGTAGAAAAAAAAACTTTAACAAGAAAAAACAAAGACTATCTTCAACTAGACAAAAAAAAGACCGCTCGAAAGCGATCTTTATCGAAATGACTTTCGTCTTGTTGGACAAATTAAAACTTAAGTTATATCGATAACAGAGCATTAACAGACTAAACGAGCGAAGAGCAAGTCGTTTGATTAACTTTTTTATTTAACTGAAAAGGTTTTCAGTGATTATTTGCACAAAAGAAGATAAAGCTTTATAATACGCTGAAAAATGTTTTTTGTCATCGGAGTCTTATGAGTACGAACAAGCCCGAAAATCGTGATACACCGCATTTGAAAGCGAAGTACGCTCGTTTCTCGACGATGGGTATAACCGGTACTCAACTATCCGGCGGAGTTATCACCGGCAAAGAACAGAACATGCAGCTAACCGGCTTGAACTGGATAAGCGAAGCCGAAGAAATGCTTCGCACTGATCCGATCGTTCGTCGCTCTTGGCACATGTTGAAGCAAACTTTATTAAGCGCATCATGGCGATTTGAACCGGGCATCGAAAACGATCCGATCGCTTCAAAGCTAGCCGAGTTTATGAACGAAGCTTTCGGCTTCGATGGTTATGCGACTCAAATGAGTATCTCGTTTGAAGATCAATTATCGTATTTACTCGAATTTATTCCGGTCGGCTATCGATACGCTGAAGAGCTTTATCGAGTCGGAGTCGATAGCGAAGGCCGATCGAGAATCTGGCTCGATCAATTTGCTGATCGAGAACCTTCGGCACATAATCGTTGGATCAGTCGAGATAATCAAAATCTTGACGGAGTTCTTCAAAACACTGTCGGAGTGACTTATACTCCGAAGCCGATTCCATCTAACAAGCTTTTACTCTTGACGCTAAATCGAACCGGTTCAAATTTCGAAGGTGTCGGAATGCTTCGGCCGGTTTGGTTTTGGTGGCGATTTAAGCAACGAGTATCAAATTTACTCGGAGTCGGTGTTGATCGTTGGGCAATTCCGACTCCAGTCGTTAAAGTGAATCGTCAAGTCGCCGAAAATATCGGTTTAACGGATGGCGATATTGATTCAATGATTGACGACGCAGAACAGCAAGCTCGAGCGTTTATATCAGCTGAACAACAGTATCTTGTTCAAAATGACGCAGTCAGTTTTGAAACATACGCTAGTCAACCAAACCTATATGCAAGCGCACCGCTTGAAATTATCACAAAATGCGATAGTCAAATCAGCTCCGCTTTTCTCGCCCAATTCGCCGATCTCGGCAATACCGAAACCGGCGCAAGATCAGTCGGTGAAATACATTTAAGTGTATTCAGACGAGCAGCTATAAATCTTTGTGATATTGTCACAAGTGCGATTAACGGAGTCGATCGTCGGGGCGGTGGTACAGTCGGCCGGCTTATCAAGTGGAATTTCGGCGCAGTTGATCCGAGTAAACTTCCTCGTCTTGTGCATACCGGGCTTGATACTGATGATCTCGCCGAGTCTATTAACTCGCTTCCGGCTCTTGTTACTGCCGGTTTATTGACTCCTGATGATGAGCTTGAACGAGCGATACGAGATCGACTCGGAGCCGGTGAATTACCCGAATCAGCTCAAAGATCGTCTATCGAACGAACAAGTCAAGCGAATAGTAATCAAGGCGGAGTCGCTGCACTTGCCGAAGCTTTAATCAGGAGTCGTCGTAAAAATGGCTAAGATTAAAACAAAGACTCAACTCGCTCCAGCGAAATATGATCATATTGATTTCACTCCTCCGGTTGATGTACAACAAGCTGCGAAAAGGGCTCTTGAGATTCGAGCGACTAAACCGCCAAGTCAAAAAGGCTTGACAGCGGTCGGAGTCGCAAGAGCAAGAGACTTGTCGAATGGTCGTAAAGTAAGTCCTGAAACCGCTCGTCGAATGCTAGCTTATTTCACTCGACATGAAATCGATAAACAGTCGCCGAAGTGGAAAGACTGGAGTAAAGGTCGGATCGCTTGGGGAGCTTGGGGAGGTGATCCCGGTTATCGATGGTCAAAGAAAATCGTCGGCATGATGAAAAGAGCGGATGAACGAATGAATAATACATTAAGAGCATATAGCGAAGCGATCGAGATCGAACTTGATCTTGATGATGATCGAGCCGATGGACTCGTCGTCGGTAAACCATTCAAAACGCTTGCACTTGGTCAAGTCACTAGTCGCATGAGTGGAGATCAAATCGGAGCTGATATCGATCTCGATCTATTGAATGAACTCGTTCGAGTTTACAACGAGCGAAGCGAAATCGATCCAGTCGTTATCGACTGGCAGCATGCAACGAGTCCGTTTACAAGTGGCCATCCGGCTCCGCCGGAAAGCGGAAACGCTCTCGGGTTAATCATCGGTTTAGAAATAAAAGACGATGGCTTATATGCTATTCCGGCTTATAACGAACGAGGTTTAGAAGTCGTTCAAAATGCCGGCGGTGTGCTTTGGTCGTCTCCTGAATTTATAACCGGTGAAGTTTATTCTCGAGATGGCGGCGACTTAGTTGGAAACGCTCAATTATTAGCGATTACATTAACTCCAAGACCAGCACAATCTCACCATAAAATCGACAGAATCACACTAAGCGAAAGGTACGATATGAATATCGACGAAATGAGTTTAGACGAGCTTAAGCAAGCATACATCGCAAAAGATGAGCTTGTAAAAGAACTCGAACAAAAACTATCTGACATGAAAGACGAAGCTGAATCGGCGATCTTAGCTCAAAAAGTTGAAGATGACGCTGAAAAAATGGCCGAATCAAAAGACGAAGAGAAAATGAGCGAGTCAAAAGACGAAGAGAAAAGCTATAATAAAATGAGCGAATCTCTTAATCAATCGACTCTATTAAGTGAAGTTCAACTTCTTCGAGAAACAAATGAAAAGCTCAACAAACGACTCGAAAAGATCGAAGCCGAAAAAGCCGAGATCGAAAAGAACGACGCAGTCAAAACTCTTCTTAATGAGGGTCGTATTTCACCGGCCGAGCAAAGCGTCGTGGGTAAAGCTTGGGAACTGCGAGATATCCAGCCCGAGTTCTGGCAAATGTTCTCTGAACGACCTTTGAATTCATCTGTACCGCTCGAGACTGTCGGACATGGTGCAAGCGGTCAAGAGATCAGCAAAGCAACTTTAAACGATCGAGTTCGTGAACTTGCAAACGAAAAGAGCGTCTCATATAGCGAAGCTCTTCAACTATTCCGCAAAGAAAATCCTGACTATTACGCAAAAGCTTTTGGAGCATAAAAAATGGCTATTACAGACAATACTATTACTCTCGTCGCTGCCGAAGCGATTACTGAATATGCACTTGTTTCGGTGAATGTTGACGGAAAAGCGACAATCACTGACGCAGCAACCGAAAATAATTGCGTCGGCATCGCTCAACGAGCTTGTTCAGCCGGTGATGTCGTCGAAGTCGCTGTACTTGGAAAGACTCGTGCTATCGCTGGCGGTGCTATCGCTCCGGCGACTATGAATCTTTTGATGGCGACAACCGGCGGAAAGCTTGTAGCTTTCGATGGTGCGACTAGCAAGTACGCTGTCGCTCGTATGCTTCCGAATGTAAATCAAGACTCCGCTGCCGATGGTGATCAAATCTTTGTGATCTTTACCGGGCCAGCTAATCTAACCGCTATCGCTTAAGGACTTAAAAAATGGCTTCATCATACATTAATATGCACCCAGTTGACGAAATTCTAAGTAGTATTCTCGTCGAAGCTGTACCCAGTGACGACCAACTTATCGCCGACAAAATCTTTGAAACAATTAAAGTTCCTGAACGAAGCGGTACTTTACTTTTAGAGACTAGTCGTAATTTCATGGGAGCCGGTGCCGGTCTTGATCTTCGTACTGCTCCCGGTTCTTCACGACCTTTGATCGGTGGTTTTGATCGCTCAAGTCAAACATTCATGATCGATAAGTACTCGGCCGAAGATTTCATCGCGATGGAAGATATCGCTGATTCACAATATCCGGGATCAGAAGAAGCAAGAGCAGCGAAGAAAGTCGCTCGAGTTATGAAGTTAAACAAAGAGAAGCGAGCCGCTGATCTTTTATTCGGTACTGCGAACTTCGGAAACGATACCGCTGCAAATGAATTCGGCGGAGAGTTCGACGATGCGAATGCGGAACCACTAAGCGACCTTTACGATCTTAAGAACACTATCTTTGAAGGTGCGCATGGTATAAATCCCGATACTCTTATTCTCGGTCATAAAGTGTTTTTGACTCTTGCGAAGAATCCCGAAGTGCGTGGCTTTGCCGGTACTTCAAGCGCAGGCTTTGCAAGCGGTTCTCGAATTCTATCAAACGAAGCGGTCATGCAAGTTCTTCGTGATGTTCTCGGAATTCCGAATATCTATGTCGGTTCAGCTCGTCAAGATACTTCAGTACCCGGAGCGACTTCAAGCGAAGGCTTTATTTGGACTCAAG